CAAGGACATTCAACATCACGAATGTTGACAATGTCCAGTTCAGAAACGAAACTGTAAAGATTTCAGGGATAGAGGTTGTATAATGGCAGGCTTAAATCTGGACATTCCGGAAGATTTCATGAAGGATCTTCTTGGCAAACCGTTTGACAAGATCGCCAAAACGGCACTTGATGAGTGTGCGCCTATCCTCAAGGATTCAATCAAAACTTCGATGCGGAGCGCCGTGAAGCATTCCGGCGATTCTGACATGATTAAATCAGTACGGGCTAACAAGCCAAAACAGACAAGGACCGACGCCTGGATAGTAAATGTCTATCCATCAGGGTATTCATCACATTCTTTTAACCGCTACACGGGCGGGAAGGTGAAACGGTACCCTGTATCAAATGCTCTAAAGGCCATATGGCTGGAATATGGGCGCGTAGGTCAGGCTCCGAGTCCATGGCTTGCTCCGGCGGTATCAAACTGCAGGAGCAAGATCCTTGAAGAGATGCAGAGGATCTGGGAAAGGGAGACAGGTGCAAGGCAATGAATGTTAATAAAGAGCTGATGGGCTTAGAAGCTGTCACAGGGCTGACGGTGCAGCCTGATATTTATCTGGGTGAGGACGGGAACTACATTGTATTCACTTACGCAAGTGAGAATGTGGAGCTTGCCTCGGATGATGCACCGGAAGCCGACACAGCCATCATATACGTGAGTCTTTACAGTGAACCTGATTTCGATTTCATGGAAATGAAAGAAACAATTAAACACTATCTCGAATCACTGGATGAGTGCGTGGTAACCAATGTATTCACCACTACGGAGGAATATAAGACCAACGCCAATGTTGCAAAACAGAAGCGCCATACGGTATTTGAGATCAATATTACAAGATGGAGGTAAAAACTAATGGCATTCTACGGTTTAAGGAAACCATTCATTGCCGCCTACAACAAGGAGACCGGAACCTACTCAGGCGGCTTCCGGTGCGGCAAGGCTATCAAGGTCAGCGTTACGCCTAACTATGTCGAGGGTTCTCTTTATGCTGACGACGAGCAGGACGAATACGAGAGGGTGTTCCAGAATGCGAACGTCACCCTTGAGACCAACACCCTGCCCATCAAGGCGGGTCAGACCATGTACGGTCACGAGATCGACGAGACAAAGGGAGAGGTCATCTACAAGGCAACTGACGAGCCGAATTATGTTGGCACAGGATTTGTCGTGTCACAGACAGTGTCCGGTGTCAAGTCCTTTGTGGCGACCATCATTACCTGCGCCAAGTTTACAGAGTCTGCAGAGGAGTTCACGACAAAGGGCGAGTCAATCACCTATGTTACTCCATCGCAGGAAGGTCTTGCCATTCCTGACAAGAATGGAAAGTGGAAGATCAAGGAGACCTTCTCAAACGCAGATGATGCGATTGCATACATCAAGGAGTATCTCAATATTCAGGACGTATCTGCATAATCACAACGCGGCAGTGGTGAGGCGTGATCCCTCATCATTGCCGTGTTTTTTCTAAGGAGAAATCATGAAGCTGGACCATATAACAATAAACGATGTCGAATACCCCATATACTGCGATCTCAGAGTTCTTGCGAGGATCCAGGACAAGTATGAGACCTTAACAAAATTTGAGAGGGCACTCCTTGGCTTGAAGCTAGTTTATGACGAAGATGGGAACCCTGAGAGGGCAGAGGACGGCACCATCATCAAGGAAAATGTTGAGGGCTCCGTGGAGGCAATCATTGACGGCTTACTATACATGATACAGGAAGGCCAGAGAATTGAAGGCGTAAAGGAAGAAGACATGATATCAGAGGATGAAATCTATACGTGTATAGGAAGTCCCTTTGCGCTGAAATATGTGGTGCATTCATTTTTTTATAAGTGCTTTGAAAGCAAAAAAAAAGAAAGCACTCCGGAAAGAACCAAGAAGATGAAGAAATAGAACTGGATTTTGACTGGATATACCTTCTTGGCAGGCTAAAGTTCATCATTCCGCAGGAAGAACTTGAGACATACACATATGGGCGCTGGGCGGATATCTTCCATGCATACAGGCAGATATGGAACTTTGAAGCCAAGAGGATGATCTACAAAGACATAGAAGAGGAAAATGCCGAGTACAGACAGGAGCATCAACCTATAGATGACATAAACAAGCTATAAGAGGATAACACTGATGAGCAGCAATGCAAAGATAGGCGGCAAGATCGTTCTTGACGGAGCGAGCAAATATAATAGCGATCTCAAGGAAATTAAGCAGAATCTGACACTACTTCGTTCGGAGATGAAGGTCTGCAATACACAGTACGAATCATCTGCCAATACGGTTGAGGCTTTATCCAGGAAACAGGAGATCTACTCCAAAGAGATTGAGCAGGTCAGCAGGAAGATCAAGACTTATGCTGATGCCATAGAGGAGCAGAAGAATAAACAGAGCCAGGCTGCACAGAATATCGAGACCTATTCCGGGAAGCTGGAGACAGCAAAACAGAAACTGGAAGCTCTTGAAAAGAGCGGAAATGCTACCAATGAAGAGCTTGAGGAACAGAAGCAGGTAGTTGGCGACCTTGAGAAAAAGCTTGAGGAAGCCAATGGAGAGTATACTTCCAGCGAAGCAGCTGTCAAGAGATTCACAACAGCCCAGAACAATGCCCAGGCAGAGCTTAACAAACTAAATGGAGAGCTGATCAGGAATGATAAGTATCTGGATGAGGCAAAGAGTAGTGCTGATGGCTGTGCCACAAGCATAGATCAGTATGGAAATGAGATAGAAGATGCCGGACAGAAAACAAGTATGTTCGGTGAAATTGTAAAAGGTTCTCTTACGGTTGATGCCATTGAGGCAGGACTCAAAGCCCTGGTAAATGGCATCAAACAGGTAGCAGAATTCTCGTATGATGCGGGAGCTTCGTTTGAGGCCAGTATGTCCAAGGTACAGGCAATTTCAGGCGCTACAG